TACCTTCCATGACTTAACATGTCTAGGTCATTTATGACGCACACGGTCAATGGCTCTCGCCAAAGGTTAGAAAGATGACACGCTAACCTTTGTCTAATTGGATACATTTGGTTATAATTGGATACAATTGGATACAAATGGATACAAATAGATAATGACATTATAAACTAATTTATTTATAAATGTCAAGTATTTTATGGAGAAATATAAATGATTGCAGGAGAAAGGCTACATTTTGCCCTTGAAAATATACTGGGGTATAAGCGTTTTGGTTCGAGTATAGCGAAAGAATACGGGGTAACAACACAAGCTATAAGTCAGTTGAAAAAAAATTCTAAATCTAATGATTTGATGCGAAAAATAGCAGAAGATAAAGGGATTAGTTTAAGTTGGCTTGAATTTGGAGAGGGGGAGATGCTAAAAACAGATACCTCTATGCCTGGTATGGTTAATGAGGCGTCTGTAGCTTATGGGTCCAGGGGTGGCAAGGAGCTGGTAAACATACCTTACCATGCTTCGGTGTATGCCAGTGCAGGGGGTGGGTCTGATGCTACGAGCATGGTAGAGAGTAGCCCAGTGACCTTTAGCCGGGGGTTTCTCAACTCATTTTTAGGCATTTATAATGTAAATGGGCTTAGCATCATTAACGCTGCGGGTGATAGCATGGCTCCTACTATCAAGAGTGGTGAGCTAATGTTTGTGTACCCTATGGAAAATGAAGGCTTTAAAGATGGTGGCATCTACGTGGTGATGTGTGGTGGCGCACTGCTGGTCAAGCGTGTATGGTTAAACCCTATCACCCAAGAGTACACGCTCAAGTCTGACAGTGTAGAAGTAGACCCTATCGTCATGAAGCTAGACGAGGCTAGTGGCTGTCACTTCGTGGGTAGGGTGGTAGGACATCTAGATAGGGTGTAGGTTTTAGAGCTCATTGTCTTTTTTTGTATTTAAAGTGAAATATGTCCATTCTCTATCGTGTTTTATCCACTTGTAGTCTGCTCTTTTGAAGCGGTAGTCGCTGTAAGTGATACCCATGGTTTCGTGTATCTGCTTTATACGACTGTTACTTGCGAATATGGCTGCGGTTAAGATGATGCGTGTGTAGCCTTTGCCAGTGGTGACTACATGCATGTCATGTTCCCACATCTTTTCTCGTAGCAGTGGTCCCAATGCATCTCGCATAAGTGGGTAGTGTTTGACTTGTGTTTGTATCTGTAATTTTTTGGCTTTTTGCCAAAGAGAGAGCAGTGTTTTGTCTTTTTTCGCTACTTCTTCTTCGAAAAATATGTTTTTACCTAGCGTTCTCATATGTTTTACTCTTTGCCCTAGTTTTTCTACTGTAATGTTTTTATAGGACTTGAAGTTGTTAAATGTTTTGAGTTCTTTTATGGTTGTTTCTAGTATGGTCTTGGTATTTGCTTTGGCTTTTGCTAACTTCTGTTCTACTGTGAGTTTGGGTGTGGCGTGTACCTTTGGTTTGGCAGAGGTATAGGCTTTGGCAGGTGTCGGAGGTGTGCTGCCTGGCATAAAGGCATACACTATGGCAGCAAGTATCACAAAAATAGTAAAACCACTCGTGCCTCCTCCTGAGCTTGATTTCTTTTTGCTCTCTCCGCAGTGTGGGCAGGCTTCTGCTTTGGCTGATAGCTGTCCTCCACATGTCTTACAATTGATGAGTTTTGCCATAATGATTTCCTTTTATTTTATATTTTATTAATAAATAACTTGACAATTATAAACAAATTAGTTTATACTGTCATCAATCTTTTATAACATTTCGTAACGAAGTGTTGTAAAAACATGATTTAGTGAACGGCTCACGCTTATCTTGGCGGATAGTGATCCGTTCTGTACACCTGAGATGCACGACACTATTTTAACATAAATAGTTGAAGTGCCTTACTTTTGTCTGTTTTAGTGGTGGATGCATGGGTTTTGGCTTCGTCTCCTTCCCCTGGCATCCCCTTCTAAAGCAGACAAACAGAGGAGACGACTATGACAAGCACAAAACCTTACCACATCTACACAGCACTCACGCGTGCAGTAGATGACTACTGCGAAAGACACGACATCGGTCGTGGGGCTTTCGCCATTCGCATTGGCTTTAACGGCGAAAATGCAGACAATCAACTTAGCAACCACCTAAACCCTAGAAGCATGAAAAACATCAGCCACGAACGTGAGTACATGATCATGTGTGAACTTGATGATAGGGCACGCGAGATTTACTTTCGTATGAGAGCTAAAGAGTGGGGGTTAAACGTGAACAGAGTGGCAGAACCGTCTATGCCTATGGAGATGTCTTTTCACGTTTTGGCAGATGAAGCGATGATGGAAGGTGATGAAGCCTTTGCTGTGACAAAAAAAGCTTTAAAAGATGGTGTACTAAATAAAAAAGAGGTCAAAGCCATCAGAAAAGAGTCTAAAGAAGCCTCGGACTTTTACATGAAGATGGTCGATTTGGCAGAAGAGAAGTTAAGGGGGATGTGATGGAAGATGTAGAAAGTAGTACACCATGCAACACTAAGGTAAAGCCGTTCAAGCTTGACTTCTCTTTGCCTTTTTCTGAGGCTATACATAATTTGAAAACCTCAAAAGGTCGCAAAATAGTGGTAGGCTCAGACAACTACCATGTGCTTGCCGCCCTGTTTAATGGGAAAACGATAGACGATTATGAAAATGTACCACTCAACTATGATGGAAGACGTGTAAACAACATTAAGAGCCGTATATCATCGCTTAGGCATACCTATGGCATAGAGATAGAGAGTCAATACAAAGAGGGTGCGAACTATGTGGAGTATTGGATAGCAAGGGGTGACAATGTTTAAAAGTAGTACACCATGCAATGTGTGGCACATGTTGTCGTTTGGGCTTTTGTTGATTAATGTGGGTGGCTTTTTGATGGGGTGTTTGGGATGAGTATAAAGTTAATCACGAAGGTATTTGAAGATAAGAGCCTTACTTCTACTCAAACGCTCATTATGGTAGCTATGAGTGACAATGCAAATGATGATGGTATTTGCTACCCAAAACTTGAAAACATTATGGCTAAAACTAAATTAGGCAGAACTTCTGTAGTCAATAATCTTAAAATATTAGAAGAAAAAGAGATACTTCAAAAGACATTTAGAGCCAAGAAAAAAGGTGGGAGATATAGCAATATTTATTTACTCTATCCTATAGAAAATTATGCCAATTTAGACGGTGCTTTTGCTGAGTATTTTACCCCCGTTTCAAGTAGCCAAAGTTCACTAGACGGCACCGAAATTAAAGATAGCCAAAGTTCACTAGACGGCACCGAAAGGGGTAGCCAAAGTTCACTAGACGGCACCGAGCTTACTATAAGTGAACCGTCACTAAAGATTGAACCGTCACTAAAGAGTGTCACCAGTGCAGAAAATGTGGCAAATTATTTACTCTTGAAAATAACCAAAAATAACCCTGAATTTAGAGTGCAAAATATATCTATTTGGATAAATGACATTGACAAAGCTATGAGACTTGATGGCAGAAGTAAAGTGCAGTTGTTAAATTGCATTGATTGGATTTATAATAATCCAAAGGGTGCATTTTGGATACCAAACATTTTGAGTGGTAAGAAGCTTAGAGATAAATTTAACACGATGTCTATGCAGGCAAATCAAGGTAATGCCAAAAATGATGCACTTGAAAAGAATTTGAAAATGATGGAAGGGATTATCAATGCAAGCTAGATTAATTATATTGGCTGGGGTTGTAGGGTTAGACTTGTCAGATGCAAGTAATGCTGTCTTTATGTCAGAGGTCGTGAAAGATATGCGACACCTGGATATGTTTATTGAGTTTTGTAGAGACAAAAAAGAGGGGATCACATATACGACTAAGTCTGAACGATTAGACATATTGGCAAATAGATTTAAAAAACTTGAAGAAAAAGAACGGCTCAAAGATAAGTATGCCAATGGTGATGCATGGACTGACGGCATCGTGTGGAAAGTGAGCCAGTGCAGAACAATGCTTATCAACGCCAGGGCACATGAAGAGTATATGTGCTCTGGTAAAGATATAGGGTTTAAACATTTGGTGAAGCCAGAGCATAAAGAAAAACTATTCACAAACAAAGAACTCTCTGCACTTCACTCCGTTGGTAGCACGACTGACATCATAGGATATTGTGAAGATGGAAGTCTGAAGAGTAAACTCATGGCAGTATATATGGCAGCATACAAACGTAAATCATCATACAAAGCTTTAGGTTTAGGTGCAAAGAGAGTGATGAGCTTAGTATCTATGTCTGCTGAGAAGATGGAGGCGTGATGAATATAGTATCTGCGATGATGGATGGGTGTGTCCGCGGTAGTGACTTGGCTGAGTTGTTTGGGCTTAACCCTCGATATTTTTCAAGAGTAAATGAAACTGACAGCCTAAATAGTGACATCGAGATACTTAAATTTAAAAACGTTGTACTTGTAGAAGTGCCATATGAAGCTAGAGAATATATCAAAAATTATGTGGCAACACCTATTCCCGTAGATGAAGATGAAAGTAAGTATGAGTATGTGCTCAGACTTACAAGTAAGATGAAGATAGGGTTTTGGAAATGAAAAAGCTATGTCCTATACATGGAGTCTACAATACGAGTAAGTGTGTCAAGTGTAATAGTTTAAATAATAGAGTCTACGATAAAACGTATCGAGATAAAGAGTCATCAAAATTTTATCATAGCAGGAATTGGAAACAAGTAAGAGATATACAGTTGAAGTCTAGCCCTCTTTGTGTAGAGTGTGGAATGCCTGCTAAAATAGTTGACCACATTGTTGAAATTAGAGATGGTGGCGAAAAATTATCTTTAGAAAATCTACAAAGTATGTGTATATCGTGTCATAATATTAAAACAGCAGCAGAAAGAGGTAAACGGGGAGGGGCGGTAAAATCTCTACAGACCGAGCAAGGAAACACCGAACCCCCTCATAAACTTTTAGACAAACCGTTTTTAGGGGGTACCCTATGAATGTAACAGAGGTTGACTGGGAATCTCTTAAGTGGGAATTTGAGAATGTAAAGTGTAGTTTACGAGTATTAGCAGACAAATATGGCACGTATCCTATGAATATCTCTCGAAAATCTAACGAAGAGGGTTGGGTTAAATTTGACCCAGTTACAATGGCTTTAGAAAATAAGGCTGTAACTGTTGCTAACCCAAATGGCATATTGGAGACCATCGCAGTTAGAAAAATACAAGAGATCATCACAGAGCTTGGAGACAACTACTCTACAGTTGATGAGCCAATGGTGGTGATGTATGGAAAAACGTATCAAGAGTATTTAAAACTTTCTTCTATGGTAGACAGTGAGGGAGATGTGTTGTATAGTCCTAAAACTGGTGCTGCATATACTAACCCACGATTTAATAATTTACAAGCGATACAGAACAACTTGACAAAGCTTGGCGATAGGCTAGGTATTTCTATTGCGTCCAGGAAGAAGTTAGGACTTAATTTCAACAAAGAAGAGAAGACAAAGAGTCTCTTTGATTTGGTTGCAGATATAAGTGGTAGTTCTGAGTTAGATGTCTAAAATTATTCCATACTATGAAAAAACCTTTGAACGTCACGAGAGAGACAAGATGGCTGTAGAGAGTGGAGAAAAGCCTCATCTGCGTTTCAATAAGAAGTTAGGTATTGCGTATGTGACTATTTTACAGACTTTTAAACACTATAAAGGGGTAAAGGCCAAAAACCATGAGCTTTTTGTCCTTGAAGAGTGGCAGAAAAAGGCTGTGGCTATTTGGGCTGGGTGGGAGAAGCTTAATTCTGATGGTAAGTGGGTGCGTAGGTTTGGTGAGTCCTTTTGGTTTATGCCTAAAAAGAATGGAAAGACGATACTCGGATCTGGCCTTGCCATAGCAGACTGCATTATGCGTGGTGAGCAGGGGGGAGAGGTGTATAGTTTTGCTAGGAAAGAAGAGCAGGCTAAGTTGGCATGGGTTGGGTTTGATGAACTTATGAAAAATCATGATGAACTTAAAAAATACAGAAGTGTCGCATATTCAACACTTAAGTTGACTAAGAATAATACGACTTTCAAAGCACTAAGCAGAGACTCAAAGACACTTGATGGGATTAACGCATCATTTGGGTTAGCAGATGAAAGGCATGCTCATCCAGACAATTCTTTACGAGACAACGTAAAGTCTTCTATGGCTTCACGTGAGCAACCTCACATGATGGACATCACGACAGCAGGGTTTAATATAGCCAGTCCATGTTACTTAGACTATGAACATGCTAAAAAAGTGGTAGAGGGAATTATAGAAGATGATGACTTATTTGTATTTATAGCCGAAGCACCGCCAAAGCCTGCTGGTGATGAGTATGATGATTGGTACTTTAGAGAAGAGGTGTGGGAAGCAGCAAACCCAAACTATGGTGTATCTGTAGACAAAGACTTTTTAGCATCAGAAGCAAAAAAAGCGAAAGAACGCCCCGAAAAATTGAATGCTTTTTTAGTTAAGCATTTAAATGTATGGACCACTGCCTCAGAGGGGTACATACCACTAGACAAGTGGAACGCGTGTAAAGGTGATGTAGATGAGAGTGGCACCTTTGTGGGTGGCATGGACTTGTCTTTGCGTGATGACTTCTCTTCATTTATGAAAGTATATAAGTATGGAGATACTTATCACATCAAGGGTAACTACTATGTGCCAGAAGATACATTGCAAGAGAGAGAGCGAAAGCTTAGAGTGCCGTTGTTCTCATGGGCATCACATGGTCATATCACGGCGACACCTGGCAATACTATCAATTACATGTATATCTATAATGAAATACTCAAAGACATAGATAGTATGACATCTATGGGTTACGACATTTACAAGGCTAAAAAGCTAGTAAAGTTGATAGAGGAGCCTTTAGATACAGACTTACTCCTAGAGTTTGACAATGATTTAGATCATGACAATTTAGACAAGTATAAGAGTACCTACACAAACTGCATCCCCATAGTGCAGGGTCCTAGAACTTTGTCTGAGCCTATACTCACATTTTTAAAAGCAGTAGTCGCAGGTAAAGTCGTACACGATGGCGACCCAGTGCTCACATGGATGGTGTCAAACTTCACCGTCATCACCAACGCACAAGACAATGTCATGCTAAACAAGTCAGAGTCTACAAGGAAGATAGACGGTGTCGCAGGCATCATCAACGCACTTGCTATTCTCATACATAGCTCAGAGACGAACGAAACATCTGTCTACGAAGAGCGTGGGTTACGTGATTTATAAAAATATTTGTAACATTTTATAACTTTTTTACTCATAGTGTCATCGGTGGCACTGTCATCTCGATATATTACGAAATAACGATAATATATTTGGAGATTATGTATGACAAGTTCACTTAAACATTTAGTTCTTTTTTATGCACTATTGTTTATAACATTCATGTTTATGGCATCCTCTGCCCTATATTTCCCATATATTACACCTGAAGAACAAAAAACGTACTTTCAGTTAGCTATTTCAGCTATTTTACTGTTTCTACCTCTTCTTTTCATAATCTCATTATTTAAGTTAGGTTCTCATGGATCTAAATAACCTATTTGAGAGCAGAGCCTCTGCAACTTTGACACAAACAAACACATCAAGTACTCTATTTGGTGGGCTTTTTGGTGCTAAACAATCATCAGCAGGGGTAGATGTGACACTCACCTCTGCACAAACACACACTACAGTGATGACTTGCTACAGAATACTTAGTGAAAGTATCGCATCTTTGCCTATTCATCTTATGAAACGTACTGCAAAGAGTGGTAAAGTCACTAAAGAGAAAGATTATGCAAACCCTCTTTATAATTTACTAAATCTATCACCGAATGGTGAGATGTCTCGGTTTAACTGGATTGAGTCCATGATGATGAACTTAGTATCTCGTGGGAATGGATATACACAAATCATACGCAATGGGCGTGATAAGGTTGTAGCACTTTACCCACTACTTAGTGACAATATGCGAATAGTACGCTCAGAGAGTGGAGAGCTTGCCTACATCTACAACACAGCAAAAACTGGTGATGTTTGGCTGGAAAAATCACAAGTACTTCATGTCAGAGGACTAAGTCTTGATGGCATCAGTGGAATGTCACCCATCATGTATAGTGCAAATTCTATAGGTCTAAGCATGGCACTTGAAGAGTTTGGCTCAAACTTCTTTAAAAATGGTGCGAACCCTGGGGCAGTCTATGAAATGCCAAACAAGTTAAGTGATGATGCGTTTGAACGTCTTAGAACTTCACTCAAAGAGAAGTATGAAAGCCTTAAAAACTCAGGCAAACCTATGTTACTCGAAGAGGGTCTACAGTTTAAGCAGATAGGTGTGGCAAACAATGAGTCTCAGTTTTTAGAGTCTCGCAAATTTCAAAAATCTGAAATCGCCTCTATCTTTCGCATACCCCCACATCTCGTGAATGACTTAGAGCATGCCACATTTACAAACATAGAGCAGCAGTCTTTGGAGTTTGTGACCTATACGCTCACCCCATGGGTACAACGCTTTGAGCAAGCACTCAACATTGCATTATTTGCAGAAACAGACAACTATGCCTCCTTCAATATGGATGCCATGATACGTGGTGACATTAAGAGTAGATATGATGCACACGGTACAGCCATACGTGATGGATGGCTTACTCGAAACGAAGTGAGAGAGCAAGAGGGAAAAAACCCGCTTGATGGACTAGATGAGCCGATACTCCCACTAAACATGACACAAGGAGATACAAATGCCTAGAAGCAAAGAAGAAATAATCGCACGGATGAATGAGATAGGGGTTACCCATCGTGTATGTGTAGGTAACTGCCCTATGAAACGTGCAGAACATAGTTCGGAAATAGATGTGGAAAACAAAAAGGTACCTTTTGTCTTGGTTAGCAATGACAATGCAGGTGAGCGTTATGACTGGTGGAAAGATGAAGTGTATATAGAAGAACTCGATGTAAACGGGGCATCTTACGAAAGGTTACAGACATTTTTTACAGACCATCGTCCAAGCGTAGATAATGCCATAGGTCGCATTGACAATGTACGCGTGGAAGATGCTCAGCTAAAAGCAGATGTCATCTTTGGGAGTGATGACCGTGCCAATGCCATCTTTGACAAGTATAAAGATGGCATCTTGACAGATGTAAGCATAGGGTACCGCATCAATGATGTGGTGGTGACATCTAAAAAAGACGCACCAGACCATGTGCTAGTTACTGATTATGAGGTGGTTGAATTGTCCGCTGTGTGGCGTGGCTTTGACAGTGGTGCCAGTGTTGGCAGAACTGAAAAAACGGAAACAAACGATGAAAGTAGTAATCAGACTCCAGAGATGGATGGTCGTTGTGTGGAAGTCCTAGAAAGAGAATTAAAATTGAAAGGTTTAACGGTATGAAAGAATATTTAAAAAAGCTACTCGCACAGCGAACAGCAAAACAAGAGGCGATGCAAGCATTACTGGATGCAGCAAAAACAGAAGAGAGAGCTCTGACCAAAGATGAGGGCGAAAAGTATGATGCTTATGAAAGAGAGTTTGAGACTATCACCGCAGACATCAAGCGTACAGAAAAGCAAATCGAAAGAGACGCACAGCTTGACTTGCCTACGACTCGTACTTTGGTAACAGACCCAGAAGAGAAGAGAGAAAACCCTTCTGACATTCCAGTAGATACTAAAAGATACTCTCTTCTTAGAGCAGTAGCAGCACAGGTATCTGGCAACTGGGAAAATGCAGAGTATGAGAGAGAATGTTCTCTTAAAATTGCAGATAACTTAGGTCGTGAGGCTAAAGGTATCTTTGTTCCTTACGATGTTCAAAGAGCCGTGATGGCAACACAAGCAGGTACAGGCTTTACAGATGCAGGTGCTTTAGTAGGTACTGACCATATGGATAACATGTTCATAGACTCGCTTCAGGCAGACTCTTTTGTTGTTGCAAATGGTGGTCAGGTACTTACAGGTCTTGTGGGAGATGTAGATATTCCACGTTCACTCGGTGGGGTTTCTTTCTCATGGGTAGACGAAGATGGTAACTCAACAGACTCAAACATGAACCTAGACAGCGTAAGAATGTCTCCTAAGACTATCACGGGGTCTGTGCCTATTTCAAGAAGATTACTTAAGCAGTCATCTCCAGCAGTAGAAGCACTTATCCAAACAGACATCAGACGCGGTGTGGCTTTGGCTATTGATACGGCAGTTATCGCAGGATCTGGTATAACAGGGCAACCGACAGGTATTTTGAATACTACTGGGGTAAGCACGCAAGCAGTAGCAGACATTACCAATGGAGTGCCTACTTTTGAAGAAGCTGTAGGATTTGAAACTACACTTGCAGAAGACAATGCTTTAGCAGGTAGACTTTCTTATACCACTACACCGACCATCAATGGTCTTGCAAAGACGAAACCTATTGATGCTGGTTCAGGGATTATGCTCAATACAAATAACATGATGAATGGTTATCCAGTCACAGGCACTACACTCATGCCAGCGAAAAAGACACTCTTTGGTAATTTCTCAGATGTCATCATCGGTATGTGGGGAGTCATGGACATCGTGGTGGACACTGCTGCTAAAGCTGCAAGTGGTGGCATCGTGGTACGCGTATTCCAAGACATTGATGTAGCGGTGCGTCATCCTCAATCGTTCTGTGTTACAGCATAGGGGTAAATGATGGATATTAAAATCTTAAAACCATGTGTCATTGATGGTAAAAATCATAAACCCTCAAAAAAGAAAGTCACTGTCTCTAAAAGAGATGGTGATGTACTTGTAAGTTTGGGTAAAGCAGAAGATCTGTCTCCTAAAAAAGAAGAACTTTATTTAAATATGCAGATAGACCCAGCTGCACTTGAAGAAGTAAAAAAAGAGATTGAGTCTTTAAAAGAGCAGATTGTAAGTAAAGATGAAGAGATTGAGTCTTTAAAAGAGCAAATTGCAGATAAAACAGAAGACCAAGAAGAGACAAAATAATGAAACTAAAAGTAATAACCGCACCAGCAACTACACCTGTCACACTAGCAGAAGCCAAGAGCTTTTACCGTGTGCTTGGTAGTGATGCAGATGCAGATATTACTCGCAGTATTGAGGCGGCGACTGAGCATGCTGAGCAGATAACCAACAGACAGTTAAGTACAGCGACATATGCAGGGTATTTAGATGGCTTTGTCTCTTCTGTGAAACTGCCTAAGCCACCGCTTAAAAGTGTAGATAAAGTTGAGTACATAGATGCAGATGGAGTGACGCAGACTTTTACAGGCTTTACCATAGATGATGTGTCGGTGCCAGCGGTACTGTACTTTAACTCTACGCCAGCAGGTGTGAAAACAGATGGTACTAACAACGTCATAGTCACTTTTACAAGTGGCTACGACAAAGTACCTTCTGCCATACAGTCGTGGGTACTCATTTATGGGTTGACACTTTTTGAAAACAGAGAAAACTTGGTCGATGGTGTTTCAGTGAACAGTGATAAAGAAGCGTATTTCGATCACCTACTGGACTCATACAGGATTATACCAGTATGAGAATAGGAAAACTAAAGCATTTGGGGAGCATAGAAAAATATGTGAACACACCCGATGCCATGGGTGGCATAGCCAAACAGTGGGAGCTTATGACAGAAGCTTACTGTAGCCTAAAACCACTCAATGGTAATGAAAAGTACGTCTCACAAGAGAAACACGCTACAGCTACGCATCAAGTACTCATGCGTTATGTGGGGGGGCTAGACACAAAGATGAGGCTCCTTGTAAGAGGGCGTATCTTTGAGATAAAAGCCATACTAAACATAAACGAAGAGGACAAGATGTTGCAACTTATAGTCGAGGAGGATGCAGATGTCGGTTAATGTCGATGCAAAAGCAGTGCAAAAAGTACTTTCTAAACTCCCTGCGATTATACAAAAGAAAGTTGTGGATAAAGCCTCACGTGCTTCTGCTAAAGTTATCGCGACTGAGGCTAAAAAGCGTGTAGCTAGACGTACAGGTCTTTTAGCTAGGAGTATTGGTGTGGCTAAGGCAAAACCTAGAAACACCCCAGATGGTATGGTGCGTTTTTACGTGTTGCCTAAAACAAAAGTGACTATTTCACGAAGGGTGGTTGTCAATGGTAAAAAAGGAAGGCTTAAAGCCAAAACACGTGTGTTTTACGGACACTTCTTAGAGTTTGGAACAAAAAAGATGAAGGCAAAACCTTTTCTCTTGCCTGCTGCCAAAGCCACATCTTCAAAAGTGGTAAGTACCTTTAAAGAGAAAGTTTTTGAAGAAGTCGAAAAAGAAGTAAGGAAACTCTCATGATAGAGACAAAACTATGGGATCACTTGAAGCTAAACGTGCCAAGTGTCTCTAGTAGGGTATTTGCTAATATCATCAACCAAGACACGCCTAAGCCAGCTCTTGTCTACACTGTAGGCATAGAGATACCAGGCACCATGACATGTAGTAGCGACAAAAACTATAGAGAGTGGGAAATCACACTCTATGGTGAAAGCTACAGCCAAAACAAAGACATCAAAGAAGAGGTCGTGACGGCGTTAAAGTCGTTTGAAGTAGATGTAATGGGTATTGCCATAGAAGATGGCTATGACACAGAAGCAGAACTATATGCACAGCATATTCAATTTACAACAGGAAGGAAAAACAGATGAAGACAGAAGGCATTAAAGTAACAGTAAATAGCAAATTAGTAGGGTGCATCGACACTCTAGGAGCTATCTCTATGAGTAGAGATAAGACAGAAAAGAAGTGTATCACCTCTGGGGAGATTAGAACTATCTTAGACAGCATCAAGACTGGAGACTTAGACATCGGTGTGATTTACGACCCTACAGATGTAGCAGGAGCAGATGAACTTTCTACCGTGTTTGACACTGGTGCAGAGTGTATCTTTGCCATAGAGCTTTCAGATACAGCAGGGTTAAATGGTACAACATTTACTTGGGCTACAGCAGTGGTTCCAAGCTTTGAGGTAAACCCTGACGACAGTGGCGAAGTATCGGCTAAATTTACAGTAGCACCTGGCGGAAAACCTACAGTTACCGCAGCAGCGTAAGGAACAGTCATGGCAAAAATTATGATGAGCGTTCCACTATCTATAGAGATAGTGGATAAAAAAAAGAAAAAAGAAGTACTTAAAGTAGAGGTAAGAGAGTTTACCAAAACGGAAAGAAAAGAAAACAAAAGCATGGCAGACAAGTATAAAAGCTTGGCTACCAGGCTGAACAAAATTCAACTGAAGATGAACTCTGTCACAAAAAGAAGAGACTATGCTGAGAAGCTAGAAAACTTCAAAGATGCAGATGGGTATCAAGTGAAGATTGACACACTTACAGATGAACTTGAAAACATCATGAAAGAGATAGACACACTTGGTGGTGATGAGTTTGCAGAAACACAAGCTGAGAAAAACTTTGAAACACTGGTGAGTGGTGAAGGCAAAGAGCGTCTGGCTGAGATAGCAGACATCAAAGGCTATGTTCATGTGACAAATCTTCTCTACAAAGAGAGAGACAAAGTTGAGGGAAAGCAGCACGAAGAGTAGCCCTCTGCCTTAGGGATGGCAAATGCAAAGGACTCTTCTCGTTTGAAGTAGTGCTTGCAAATGTCGCCTCTGTGTGTTGGATGGACTACGGAGCTATGGGAGCGACTGGGTATGTGTATGCATCGGCTAAAGATGCATGTAAAGACCACGGTTTAGCCCCTAAAAGGTGGATGCCTCTCCTCCGTGCCATAGGTCAATACATGGCACTAGGTAAAGAAGAGTGGGCGAAAGCAAAAAAAGAGAAAACCACAGGTACCGCAGACATATCATCTGCTCTCATCGCAGCGTTTGGCGATGGTAAACAAAGTAAATAAAAGGAGAAAGTTGTGGCAAGTGCAGGAACAGTCGTCATTACTATGGATGCAGATGTAGCCAAAGTAGTTGAAGGCATCAAAAAAACAAATAAACAACTTTCTCAGTTTCAACGTTCTGCGAATAAAGCTACTAAAACTTTGTCGAACATTGCCACAGCAGTTGCAGGCATATATGTTGTTCAAAAAGCATTTGACGGTATAAAAACTTCTATAGAAGGTGTGGTAAATACCTCTTCTGAGTTTGAAACCTACACCAACCGTATGACTGCATTTACCCAAGGTCAGGCACAGGCTAACGCAGAAGTAGACAGAGGTGTGGCTTTTGCATTAAAGTATCGTACTAGCATTAACGACACTATGGATGCTCTTCTTCTTATGAAAAACTACGGATTGGACGACAGCGATGAGTCACTGAAAATTTTTACCAATACGGCGATAGGTAGTGGTAAGAGTTTGTCTCAGTATGCAGAAGCAGTAGCTGATGCACTTACAGGAGAAAATGAAAGACTCAAAGAGTTTGGGCTTAAAGCCTCTAAGATAGGTGAGAAGATAGGCTATGTGTGGACGGACAGTGCAGGAAAGACTAGAAACGTCATTATCGAAAACAACAAAGAGATCATAAACTCTACGCTAAATGCCATTATGAATGAGAAGTATGTAGGACAACTTGAAAAAAGAGCCTCTTCATGGGCTGGGCTGATGCAAAATATGTCAAATAACTTTACGCTATTTCAAAAAAATATAGGTGATGCAGGGTTGTTTGACTACTTTAAGCAACTAGGTGATGGCATCTCTAAAGTGTTTGCAGACAGTTTTGACAGTGGGAGCATCTCTGCCAAGCAGTTTTCAGATGATACTATCTCATTTATGAACAGCATTATAAAGGCTGTAGGGTTTGTGGCCAAGGCTTTGGCTGGTGTGGCAAACTTGGCACGTACTGTTTACGGGGGCATACAGAAATTAGCTGGTACTTTCGTAGGTGGTGCAGCAGATGAGAGACTCAAAAATAAACGTGCAGACCTTGCAGAACTGCAAAAAATGGTAGAAACAGGGAAATATGGCATCTTCTCAGATAGAAACTATGGAGTGGTTAGACGAAAGATAATAGCTATTAAAAAAGAGATAGCCTCCACAGTAGCCACACAGTCATGGGCAAAAGATGTGAGGGCAAGCGGTGACGCTACAGTAGAAGCAGCCGCTAAAAGTCAAGCAAACATCAACGCACTTGTAGATAAAGTAACAGCACTTGGCAACGTCAACAGAGCGACAATAAAAGCAACGACTACTGACATAGACAAGCAAAAAGAAGCAGCTACCAAAGCACTGGGTAGTATAAACGCAGGATATGGTCAGTTAAATGCTAACACAAAAAAACTCACTAAAAACACCAAAGCATCAGCTAAAGCACAATCAAAAGCCATAAAAGACACTTTAAAAGAAGCGAAAAAAGATGCCAAAGAGGCAT